CTGACTAGGAACCCCTGACCATTTGCCACGTAGCACCATCAAAGCAATTGCTGAATAGTTTAGCAGGTCTATAAATGAATCTTCTATGGACTCGTTCTGTGGCGTGTCTTTAACCTCATAGATTAGATGGTTAAGTCTTGCCATCTTGTCATGCATCCTCACTAGTAGCCCATTAAGTGGTCCACCTGGGGCATTGGCTATATTCTTTGGACCATAGTCTAATTGTTTCTTTACTAGTAGTTCCCATGCTTCATTGTAGATAGCAACGGATTCAAATTTGAAATCCTCAATTTGCATCATTGGCTTCTTTCTCTAGTTGATGGGTTAACATGTTGGCTTGCCAAGTAATCAATCTGTCTTTGGCTATCTCATTTTCATCTGACAGTAGCAGTGTGGCTAATAAGTCTATGTCTAGTCGTACGTTCTCGGTGCCTTCTATCTCACCTAGTTCGTTATACATATCTGCTAGTGCCACCATTAGGTTCACTACTGTTCCATTGTTTAATTGTACTGCTGGTTCTTTAACTTCTTTACCTTCTAATAGTTCAAAGATAGATTCAAATTGCTTGTCTGATTCGTTCATCTAAATACTCTGTTCCTTTCTTAAGAACAACGCTGTTTACATCTTCACCTTCAGGCATTTGTAGGATTCTTACATTGGCTACTGCTCGTTGTATTCTTTTGCCGAACTCTAATCCTGCTTCATCACCATCTGCTAGTACTAGTACTACATCAAAGTCTTCAAAGATACGTGAATAGTGTGTCTTCCATGACGCAGCACCTGGTGCACCCACAGCAGGATGCTGCGTCTTAGTTGCCATTGTTATTGTATCCATTTCACCTTCACAAATGCAGATATAATTCTTTGCTTTGAATAAAGATTCAACATTAAACAATGTTGTTTCTGCACCTGTCATGCCCATGTATTTTGGTTCGCTATTGTCAAGGGCACGAAACCTTATATCAACTACACCACTTCTCGTTATGTATGGGATTGATAATCTTCCAATGAATTGTTCATGACTAGGTAGTGGTTCTACCACGACGCCCAGGTGGAACGGACTTACGTCCTGTGGGGATAGTCCTCTCTCTTCCAAATACGGTAATGCTTTGTCCACGTTTTTTGCGTAGAGATGTGCCGCTCTGATTAAAAACTCTTTCTGCGAAACTGATAGCCTCACGAAAATCTATCCCTTCTTTGTATTGAATTAAATCGTATCCGTCACCTTTAACATCGCAAGCAAAGCAACAGAAACTTTGTGTGTCAAAGTCTACTACTGCTGACTTGCGACTGTCCCCATGAAAGGGACACAAGATACTTAATCTACCATAACTTTTGTTTGGAAGTTTTAATCCGTAATGAATTAAAACATCTTTAATCTGTAAGTCCTTGTCTGGTAGTTTTCGTCTCACCATATCCTGCTTCCTTCAGTAAATAAATCCACATGTCAACAGTCATAGTTGCATACCATTGACCAACATCTGATTTACCTTTACGTTTATGTACTACTGCACCTGTCTCTGCTTTAGCATTAACTATCTCAACTAGTAACTCTTGTAACCATCCACCTAAGTCCATCTTGGCATGGTTCTTTATCTCAATGCAGACACCACGTACACCTGACACATCACCTTTGTCGTTAATGTCCCCAGCAAGACGTCGTTCAGCATACTTCCAACCATGTTGTACAAGATGTTGTACAACTTCGCGTTCAGCCTGTGAACCTTTACGTTTGCTGGGGCTAGACATTAGTTCTTCTTTAACGCTTGTCCGATAGATTCTGTTTTGATTTCATAAACAGTTCTCTTCTCGCCCTTATCGTTTTCATAAGAGCGTTGCTTCAAGGTACCAGTAATAATTACTGAGTCACCTTTCTTAAAGGTTGCATTGGATACTGCAGGACCCCAGATACTTCCGTCCAAGTATGTGGTTGATACATCTACCCATTCACCTGAATCATTTTGTTTACGAAGGTTTGATGCCACTCTGTAATTTAATACAGTTTCTCCGTTTACTTCTTTTACTACTGGGTCTTCTGTTAGTCGACCGTTAACTATAATGTATGGTAATGCCATTTGTTTTCCTTATCTTCGCTTGTAATTATTCTTCATACCATTCGTTGTCGTCTAATGATTTACATTGACTACAAAGAATAGCCCAACCATATGCAACCATGCCACCGTCCATGCCACATCGTTCACACTTCACAACAACATAGCCTTGTTCGGTTTCATCAATCACTTGTCTTAACATCCTTCAACTGCATAGATGCTGGGTCAAATGAAAGCATAGTAAATGTATTACCTGTTGCATCTGCTCTACCATATCTGTTCTTAACTGCTGCAACACAAAGATAAATTGATTCACCAATAATCTCTTGACCAATAGTTAATATCAGTGCAGGGATTTGGTTAACCAATCCTTGTATTGCTGACCTTGGTTGGCATGGTGTGCCAATAAAGCCTTCCTTAGTATGGTGCAGTACTAGTACACAAGCATTGGTATCTCTTGCAAGATACTTCAACTCTTTCATAGCAGCACGCATACCTGAGAACTCTTCGTGTCCATCCATTGCTATATCCATTAAGTTGTCTATAACAATAAGTGTTGGGCTAGTTCCCCATGTTGTTTCAAATGCTTGAACAGACTCATCAATATCACTAAGTGTTGGGCTTGATTCAAAAGACCAACGCAAGTAATCAAATTGTTTCAGTATGTTTTCAGCACTATCTTTATCTTGTTTTAATATCTGTTCAGCATTTGACTGTGTCATACCTGTTGCCATTGCAACAACACGCATACCCATTGTGTGTGCGTTAGTATCTGCTGACATATATAACGTTGGTACTTGTGCTTGTACTGCTATTGCTAATGCAATAGAAGATTTACCTGCACCTGGAGTACCAGCAATTAGGTTAAGTTCTGCTCTACGTAAAACAATTTCGTTTTGTTGTAAAGATTTGAAAGTGAGGGGGAGTGGTTCTCCCCCTACTTCCTTACCACTAATTGCCCTATAAAGGGTTCTCACTTAGCGACTCTATCTGGTACAAACTTGTTATAGTCTGCATCTTTTGGTTTAAGATAGACAGTTGCACACTTATCGGTTGCACCTTTAGGTGCTGCACAAAAGAATCCTTTGTACAATCCGAACTTTCCATTGCCTTCAATGGCTGTCATCTTGCCATGTAAACAATGACGTGTTGCTCCGCCACCATTAGACACTAGTGTTGCACCTAATGTGTTGACCACTGTGCTGATTGCTTGGGTTGGTGTTGCTTGTTGAGGTGATGGCTTACCAATACCACATGCTTCAGCGAATGCTTCCATACTTCCAACAAATGTTGTTGAAAGTGCAGCATCTTGCATTAACTTTTCCACTTCATCAATCGTGTCACCACGAAATAAAGGGATTGTTCCGTTAGGTAATTTAAAACTTACCTGTATTTTTGATTCAGACATTCGTCTTGTCCTCTTCCTTCTTGTACCATTCACAATGCTGTGTGTATCCACATAGTGAACAGTTGGATATGTTAGGTACAAAGAGTCCTTCGTACCTTGCTCGATTAAACATTTCTGCTAATCGTATTAACCTATCAGATGTGTACCAACTAAGGTCCACAATAGGAGTAGGTTCTCCTTTCCTAGCCATCCAGTATGAACCATACTTTGGTTTAACACCATAAGTTAGTTCGATACCAACTGAATAGAAACCTAATTGCAATGTAGTTGATGGAGTTCTCGAGCCAGTCTTGAGGTCGAGAACGACTAACTCACCATCAGGTAATTGCATTATTCTATCTAATGCCATCTTTACTGGTACTGTACCAAAGTTAATCATCATGTTAAGTTCAATAGCAGGTTGACCATCTGGTGCTGTCCATATTTTCCAGTCAGATTCTTGTCGCCAACTCTGATACTTCTTTAACATTTCTAAACCATTGGTGTACCACCATGCTTTGTCTTCTGGTTTCCGTTTGTTTGCTGTGCGAAATTGTTGTTGCATTGCTTCATCGCCAACACGTTGACGTACATCTTCAAGAGTATTTTCCCAAGCATCAGACCAGTACTTAGGTAAGTCAATGCTTGTCATGTTCCTCTTTCCATATGTCTTTGTCTAATGTTTCAGATGCTCTATGTACAGCGATGCCACCGAATAACCACCATGCTGGTATTTCTTTAACTTGTTTTACTCTGTTCAAGTAATACATGTATCCGCATGCAAGGTAATCAGTGAGTGATGAGTAACTAATGTGGTCGGGGAGTTCGTCCCCATTTATGTTAATCATTTAAGGTGCAGGTCTGGAGGAGGAAGTTAACCAGACCTGCTGTGCGTGTTACGTTTTGCTTATTGAGAAACGGATATCCGTTTTGTTTGTTATGCATAGACCACAA